TGGACCCAGAAGAACGGGGCCGCACCTTCGAAGCTCTGGATTGCACAGATTGGTGCGATGACTGAGCAGCAAATCCGACAGGTCTGCCGCCAGTGCATGGACCGCTGCCGGACGGGTGAAACATGGCCTCCGGACCTGGCTGAGTTTGTGGCGCTGATTTCGGAAAGCGGGGCCAATCCATTCGGTCTGACGGTGGATGCTGTGATGGAGGAGTACCGACGCTGGCGCAACAAGTCCTGGCGATACGACGGAAGCGATAAATACCCGTGGTCTCAGCCTGTGCTGTATCACATTTGCCTCGAGATGCGTTCAAAGGGGATTGAGCGCCAGATGACCGAAGGGGAGTTAAAACGACTTGCAGAACGGCAACTGGCGAAATGGGCAAAGCATGTTGGTGACGGCTTCAGCGTTCCGCCCGTACGGCGGCAACTGGCAGCACCAGAACGCCCGTCGGGGCCAACACCAATTGAGTTGCTGAAACAGGAATATGAACGCCGGAAAGCGGCTGGTTTTGTTTGAGTTGATAAGTAATTTTACCGGGAGCAAATTTTAATGGAGACTGTTTTTGACGCACTGAAAGCAATGGGAAAAGCCACGTCGGTAGAACTCGCTGCGCGACTTGATATCAGTCGTGAAGAGGTACTGAACGAGCTGTGGGAACTGAAAAAGGCTGGTTTCGTTGATAAAAGCGTATACACCTGGCGTGTGGCTGATAACAACGTTCAGCAGGAACAGCCAGAGCAGGCAGAACTGCCGGAAGAAACCACCACAGCAACAGTAGCGAAAATCTCAGAGTGCGATTTAACCGCGACGATTGAACAACGCGGACCACAAACGGCTGATGAGCTGGCTACATTGTTTGGTACCACATCACGCAAAGTGGCTTCAACGCTGGCAATGGCAATCAGCAAAGGTCGTCTGATTCGCGTAAATCAGGGCGGTAAATTTCGTTACTGCATACCGGGCGATAATTTACCAGCAGAGCCGAAAGCAGCATCGGTAGCGGAAACTGATGGTAAGGCTTTTCCTCAGCCCGCAGGTGTTGCGTTACCAGTACAGGAGGCTGCAACACAGGAAGAAATTAAAACAGATACTGTAGCGGACATTGTGCAGTCGTTGCCATCGTTTACCGAAACGCGGGCGGATGATTTGATTTTGCCATCGCTGCATCTGGCAAACCGCAAACTGCGTCGGGCGAAAAGCCATGTCCAGAAGTGGGAGCGTGTCTGCGCCGCGCTGCGGGAGTTGAACAAGCACCGGGATATTGTTCGCCAGATTACTGATTCTTCCCGCTGTGTTGTATCGGAAAAGTGATTGCCGGAGGCGCTTATGGCAAAAGTATTTACACAAGAAGAGCGGGAAAAAATTAAGGGGCAGGTTGTTGAACTCGTGCGCCAGAATGGGCGCGAGACGTTACGACAACTTGAAGCTAAGACAGGTGCGACAAGATATTTAATGAGCGTTCTCGCCAGAGAGCTGGTTGCCAGTGGCGATGTATATAACTCCGGCTACGGGCTATTTCCCTCTGAACAGGCTCGTAAGGACTGGCAAAACGCCCGCAAAAAACTATCGAGGGCAAAGGTGAAGAAACCTGCTGTAGTTGATCCGGACCTTATCTGGTCATTACCAGACGGAGAAATACGCCGCTATGACAGGCGTCTGAATATAATCTGTCGCGAGTGCCGGAAGAGCGAAGTCATGCAGCGTGTACTGGCGTTCTATCAGGGTAATTTTCAGGATGTGCTGTTGTGAGCCAAATTAACAATCAGGGAACTGCGTGAACTGAAAGAGAAATCATAATCCAAATCTGAATAATTAAATTTAGCACTGTAAATAAAATTTAATCCTTAACCGGAGGGGGGGCTGCACCCTCAAAATATTAGGAGGCGGCCCGAAAGGGCGGTAATGAAAAATGACTGAATTAACCAAAAAGCAATTAATCGAAGAAGCTAAATTAAAAATAGCGATTGAGAAATGCCACCCCAATTCAGGGATGGCATGGGTAGAGGGCGAATTATTCAAAATTGCTCTGGCATCTCTGGAAGCAGAGCCAGTTGGTGATTTTTATGAATACAAACCGGATGACTGGTATCAGCGTTCGGCTGGAGATAAAGCGCCAAAAAGGACGCCATCCTATGCCGTTTTTCCAGCGCCCGTAGTGCCGGAAGAAATGGATTTGCTTACATGCCATCTCGATGGTGTAACTGAAACATATGCTGAGGGATGGAACGCTTGCCGCGCTGCCCTGCTTCAGGGCAAAGGGGAGCCCGGGAAACAAGTTCGCGAATTGACAATGCTGGTTAAACAATTGGTTAGTCAACTTAAGAAAGCGAAACCGGGCTGCAAATTGCCGGATAAAGTGATGGACTACCTGGAGCGAAGCGGACTTATAAGCGTGGAGGATGTTTTACGATGACCTGGTCTGAAGCATTCACAACGGTAGGAATTGCGATGGCGGTGGCGCTGGTGGTGTATTCGATTTGCCGCTGGGGTTGATAATACTAAATAACCAGCCCTTATGGGGCTGGCTAATCATTTAGAACTGTTCATTGCCATCGAGGTTAGGTAGCATAATTTTTTCAATCAAGGCGAGAGCCTTTTTGTCCCGGTCAGCGAAGTATTTCGGGGCATATTGCGGCAACCAAATATTGTTAAAATGTTCTTTGAAATCTGCTAAATATTCATTTGGGTACAGCCTTGCAGGGTATACGCGACCATCGGGATATTCATGGTCATAGGTAGGGAATGTTTTGGGTTCTACGTTTCTATTATCTCTTAACCATTGTGAAAATACTCTTCCTTGTGAAATGTCAGGAACCATTTTTTCTGGGAGTGTGTACCCTGCTTGTTCAAGAGGTGCAACCAAGTTGAATGTCAGTTCATTAAGAATAGAAAAGTGCGTGTGAGGAATTCTACTACGATTAACCATGTACCGTTTTAAATGTACAGGCATTTCTGCTGTAGTTCTTTCCCCTGACATCCATTCACGAACCCATCTTGAAACCTGGACTGCAAATTTGGGCGATAGCCACTGCGCTAGATTAATAGCGATGTCAGGATGCACCCATGTCCCTTGGTTTTCAGGTCTTCCACCTTTAAATGATTGAATTAACTCCGATATGGGAATTCCCATATCGCGTGATAATTCGTCAAAAAACTCTTGAGTAGTTTTGAGTCTAGTGTAATCAGAGAGCAGTTTGCCCGCAGTTCTACACATTGATGTGGCGTTTATGTAACCATCTTTGGCACGTAAATGTATTATTTCGCCGTCAATTTCACGAGAAATCAAAGATAATTGAAAGGATGTCATTGAAAATTCCTCAAGTTGGAGAGTTCTGGAACATTAAGGCGAGGTGGCCGTAATGCACCATCTGTAATCTTTTGATACTGACGTAATCGGGCCTGATGTGCAACGCCTTGCAAGTATGTAACTCATTGAAAACGATCATTTTTATCTATTGACATCAAATGGCAAACTGTCATTGTGCGGCTATGGCAAGTGGCAAATGCTTATAAATCATATGGATATAAATAGTACAGAAAGAGTTGTTTTCTCTAGGATATGAGTATACGCCCAATGCTGATTGGTTGAATTTTGTTCTTGTTTTAAAGGGTAAGAGTTTAAAGTGTTGGCAGTGATGTATTGGATAGTTAGAATTGCTGTGGGTGCTTGAGGCTATCTGCCTCGGGCATGATCACCAAAGGTAGATAGAGAAAAGCCCCAGTTAACATTACGCGTCCTGCAAGACGTTTAACATTAATCTGAGGCCATATCTATGCGACACATAGAGATTAGCCTCTTACGGACCGAAAGGTCAAGGAGAAGCAGGCTATGAAGCAGCAAAAGGCGATGTTAATCGCCCTGATCGTCATCTGTTTAACCGTCATAGTGACGGCACTGGTAACGAGGAAAGACCTCTGTGAGGTACGAATCCGAACCGGGCAGACGGAGGTCGCTGTCTTCACAGCTTACGAACCTGAGGAGTAAGAGACCGGGCGAGGGAGAAATCCCTCGCCACCTCTGATGTATTATGCATCCTCAACGCACCCACACTTAACCAGCTTTGGCGGGTTTATTTTATCTGTAAATATTTTTATAAAAATAATGCCCACGCACAGCATAAAACAAAAAGTATTACAGATAAAAAAGGAGCGTAATGTGCAGATTTGTTGTTTTCCATATTTACTCACCTTAATATGATTAATCCTGATAGGGTTGTTATTTCAGTGGTTTTCAAATGAGATATTATGGTGATCTGGTAGATTTGCATAACATTAAAATTTAATTTGTTTAACCGCTTTTAATAATAAGCGTTGTTTTTATCCCAGCAATCTGTTGTTTGGTTTTTATTCCATCAATGTGGGGGCTTTACACTGGAGCCATTTTATTTATACTTCATTCGTCAGCCTGAACAACTGGCATCTGCTGCACTGCGCCATCGAGAGATTGAGAAATGGCGCATATACAACTGGTCAAACAAACTTCTTCTGGTTTACTTCTCCCGGCGACGCCGGAGAGTTGCGATTTTCTGCATCAAATCAAAATAGGTGAGTGGATACACGCAGACTTTAAGCGTGTGCGTAACTACGCATTCCACAAGCGTTTTTTCAAACTCCTGCAACTGGGTTTCGATTACTGGACTCCAGTCGGTGGGGCGATCACGCCTCGCGAACGAAAACTGGTGTCCGGTTTCGTTGATTACCTGTGTGAATCAGTAGGCCGGGAACATACGCCAGCTCTGAGCGAAGCCGCAGAGCAATATCTGAATACAGTTGCGACACACAGAACCCGTGATACGGCATTGCTAAAGTCGTTTGAGGCTTTCCGCGAGTGGGTAACCATTCAGGCCGGATTTTACACCGAGCATATTTATCCGGACGGTAGTCGTGGGCGTCGGGCGAAATCCATCGCGTTTGCGAATATGGACGAAACCGAGTTTCAGCAGGTTTATAAATCTGTACTGAATGTGCTGTGGAACTGGATTCTGTTCCGTAAATTTTCCTCTCCGGAACAAGTCGAAAATGTGGCCGCGCAGCTACTGGAGTTTGCGTAATGGTGGATTTACGTAAAGCGGCGCGGGGCCAGATGTGCCAGGTCAGAATCCCTGGCTACTGCAATCACAATCCCGAAACTTCTGTGCTGGCGCATTACAGGTTGGCGGGAACGTGCGGAACGGCGATAAAGCCACACGATATGCAGGCAGCGATTGCCTGTAGCTCGTGCCACGATTTAATCGACGGGCGGGTAAAAACAAGCGATTACACCAAAGAAGAATTACGCCTGATGCATGCAGAAGGTGTTTTTCGCACGCAAGAAATCTGGAGAAAGGAAGGTTATTTATGATTTACCCAACAAATACAGGCAAAAGCGGGGAACACCTTCGTCTCACCACGCTGGAAAGTGTCTGGATTCAGGGAAAACTGCGCATGTGGGGGCGCTGGTCGTATATTGGCGGCGGTAAGACGGGGAATATGTTCAACCAGTTGTTGGCCTCTAAAAAGCTGACAAAAACGGCAATTAACGAGGCGCTCCGGAGGATGAAAAAAGCAGGTCTGAACAAGTCTGAACTTGAGGCTTTTTTGCGGGATATGATTAACGGTAAGCAAAAGAGCTGGCTGGCGCATTGTACTGATGCAGAGGCGTTATGTATTGATCGGGTCATAAGTGAGGTGCTGGCAGAGCATCCAGGATTGATTAGCGTCCTTCGTCAACGGTATGAGGGGCGGGGGATGACCAAACGCAAAATGGCTGAATTGCTAAATGATGCACACCCAGAGTGGTGTTTTAGCACATGCGAAAAGCGAATTGCTAATTGGTTGGCCGTTGCTGAGTATGCGCTATACATTCCTATGCGAGAATCATTCGCTCAAAAAACGGCTTGATTTTTTACGCATAAACCGCTTCAATTTTGCTAAGCTTCGCAAAGCTGTATCGCGAGGTGAACCAAGCGCATGAACTTTGATACAACCCGCCATTGAGCGGGTTTTTTATGTCCGAAAAACGGCAGAGAACATAAAACGTGCTGGTGGTTGCGAATACTGGTCTTTCGGCTTGTATTTTTGTAAATCGATATATACTTATCTTGTGACCAGTAATGTCAGGGCAATTGATATGAATGAAGCCTGTTCTGTTGTTTTTGTTCATTCCCCGTTTGTTGTGCTCTTTGAAGGAAAAGAGCTCTCTCTTGAAAGTGGTAGTGCACTTCTTGTCAGGGGGGGAGCTGGATCGTTATTGCCCTTTTCGGAATGTTTTCGGCGAATAAGTCTCAGTGAATCGACAATTAGCCGTTACCTGTTGTGTGGAGACGAAAAACAGGATGTAGTTTTAGTCCGGCAAATACCACGATATCTTTGCGTGAGTTTTCCGAAGGCAGAATTGATGGGCATCCTGATTGATTATCTTTGTGAGGAAAAGATTCATACGGACAATTTAGCGGAAATGCTTTCCTTTTCGTGTCTGGCGTTTTTCTCATCAGAGAAGATGTTTTCGTCGTTTCTGACCGCGTGTATTAGCAATATTAGTGACAGGCTTAGTGCATTGTTTCGTACGGACATTGCAGCAAACTGGACTCTGAGAGATGTGTCTTCGCGGTTATGTATCAGTGAAAGTTTGTTAAAAAAAAGACTGAAAGAAGAAGGCACCTGTTTCAGTGAGTTGTTGCTTACAGAGAGAATGAGAATGGCAGCAATGCTGTTGAATCAATCTCGTTGCGCCATCAACAGAATCGCTGCTCAGTGCGGCTATAATTTTACATCTTATTTTATCAGCGTATTCAGGAGTTATTTTGGTGTTACACCGGCAGGTTACAGGATGGCTGCATTCAATGAGATGAGTTTAAGTGTTACTCAAGAATAATTGAATTTTGCACTCATTGAAAACAGGCTCGCTGCGGCGGGCCTTTTTCATATCCGCGCCGCGCCCGGCGCACATCACATCAGATAACACCACACAAAAGGCATCTGCGGGTGCCTTTGACAGGGTGTTTTTACGGGCCGCTGGAGGCCCTTTTTTATTTGTGGGAGGAAAAAGCATGTCTGAACCCTTATCTGGTTCCGGTACGGCTGTGGCGCTCGGCGGGGCGACGGTATTCGGGCTGTTTACCGGAACGGATTTCGGGATTGTGTTTGGTGCGTTCGCCGGGGCGTTATTTGTGGCAACGATGCCGCAGGCGCTTTCAGCCTGGCGTGTGGCGGCGCATTTTCTGGTGTCGTTCATTATCGGCGTGCTGGGCGCAGAGGTTCTGGCATCCTGGCTGGTAAAGCATACAGGGTTTGACGGTGCGCCTGTCGACGCACTGTGTGCAGTGCTGGTGTCAGTGGTGTCGGTGAAGATTCTCTCGTTCATCCACCAGCAGGATATTGCATCACTTGTGTCCGGCCTGTTCTCCCGTCTGCGGGGTGGAGGAGGCGGCAATGTTAAGTAACCTTCCCGGATTGCTGAATGTAGCGTTATGCACGGTTATCGTGCTGACGCTCTTTTTTTATCGTCGCCGTGATTCCAGACATAAACCGCTGATGTCATGGCTGGCGTGGCTGCTGATGCTGCTGTATGCCTTTGCGCCCCTCAGCTATCTGTGTGGTCGCCCGTTAGCAACGGGCTGGCTGGAAGTGTTTTTTAACCTGCTGTTCTGCGTGCTGGTGATACGCGCACGCGGGAACGTCACAAAAATCTTTCCATTGTTGAGGTGAATATGTCGGGTAAATTCAGATTCAGCCGTCGCAGTGAAAAAAATCTGGAGGGCGTTAAACCACAGCTGGTTGCTGTCGTTCGCCGTGCGCTGGAGCTGACGGAGGTTGATTTCGGTATTACGGAAGGGCTGCGCACGAAAGAACGCCAGAAACAGCTGGTCGCGGAAGGGAAAAGCCAGACCATGAACAGCCGCCACCTGACCGGTGATGCGGTGGATGTTGTTGCCTGGGTTGGCAGCCAGGTGTCATGGGACTGGCCTCTGTACGAGAAAATCGCGCAGGCATTTAAGAAGGCTGCCGCAGAGCTGGGAACTGCCATCGAATGGGGCGGGGACTGGAAAACACTGAAAGACGGGCCTCACTTTCAGTTGAAACGCTGATAACCAGGTGTGTTATGAGCAGAAAACACTGGACACACAGAATGCCGCGAACGGCGGCGAAATGGGCACTGGTAGCGATACTGGTGCCTTTTTTCCTGGTGGGATGCGTTAGCCTGGATAAGGCGCGCCAGCTTTTCGATACGGCTTCTCAGGTCTGCGAAATTGTTGACGGTGTTCGGCAGTGTCTGCAGAACTTATCGCCTGTAAGAGCAGAATATTTTGCTGAAAAATGAAGGATGCGCCATCGTCTGGAAAGCACGAAATTCTGTGTTTGTGGCTACTCAATAAAATAAATTCTTTCTTTCGCTGCGAATACTCAAATGTTGATCAGCGCCCGGTGCGGCGGCGGGCTTCGATATCAGGAGACGATGATGGAAAAAACAAACCGATTGTAATTGGTGCTGATGCTGCTCCGTTTAAGTTTGAGTTGTCTCAACTGGTGGAGATGCGCATCAGTGATGAATGGGGGGAGGTTAAAGCCCGCGCGCAGTATGCGGATGGCGAAAACCAGTACTTGATCCACTACAAAGCAGCTGATGGTCGCGCCACGACGGAGTGGTTTGGTGAGTCAATGCTGGAAGCAACAGAAGATGATTGTCATCCTGGTTGTCCGGTATTTGCCGGTATGAAATTACCGGAAGGCGCAGTTGTTACTGAGTAACAGGCATTACAGCAGCCCTTCAGTGTGAGGGGCTGCGATAATGTCAAAGCTCGTTATCAGCACCCGCCGCGCACCCAGCGCACTGGCCGATAGCGGGCTTTTTTATTCATAAAGCGAGGCTGTATGAGCGAGAAATTGAAGATCGTCTATCGCCCGTTGCAAAAACTGTCTCCGTATGCGCACAACGCCAGGACACACAGCCCTGAGCAGGTGGCACAACTGGTAGAAAGCATTAAGCAATTCGGCTGGACCAATCCGGTGCTGATTGACGAAAAGGGCGAAATTATTGCTGGTCACGGTCGCGTGATGGCGGCTGAGGTGCTCAAAATGGATTCTGTTCCGGTCATTGTTCTGTCTGGCCTGACGGATGATCAGAAAAAGGCGTACCGCCTGGCAGATAATCGCCTGCCGCTCAACGCTGGCTGGGATGAAGAACTGTTACGGGTGGAACTGTCGGAGCTAATCAATGCTGATTTTGATATCTCCCTGACAGGATTCAGCCCAACAGAAATTGATGAACTGTTGATGGAAGTTTTGCCAGGTACCGGAAATGAGGAGGAGCAGTATACGACGAAAATTGATACGCCTGTTTATGAGCCGTCGGGCGATAAACCGGATATCAGTGAACTGTACGACGATACGAAAACTCAGGAGCTGATCAGCCGGATACGTTCGGCGTCCCTTGAGCCTGATATCGAAAAATTCCTCCTGTGCGCGGCAGAACGCCACACGGTGTTTAATTTCAGCAGAATTGCGGATTATTACGCTCACGCCCCCGCTGAAATTCAGCGCCTTTTTGAGGAGTCGGCGCTGGTGATCATTGATTATCAGCAGGCTATTGAAAATGGATTTGTCCGGATGACGCAGCACATGGTGGAGATCATGCATGGCGGGGAGGAGGAATATGCGTGATGATTTTTGCGCCTTTATTCTGACTCACGGGCGACCGGACAAAGTTCTGACTTACCGGACGTTGCGTCGTGCTGGCTATACCGGGAAAATTTTTATCGTTGTTGATGATGAAGATAAGACACGGCATCAGTACATAGTTGAATTTGGTGAACAGGTGCTGGTGTTTTCCAAAGCCGATATAGCCAGTCGTTTTGACGAAGCCGATAATTTCGGTGATCGCCGCTCAATTTTTTACGCCCGTAATGCCTGTTTCGACCTGGCAAAACTGGTCGGGTGTAAATACTTCATTCAGCTCGATGATGATTATCACGAGTTCCAGTTTCGGGTGGATCGCAACTATGACCAGGCCTATTTCCCGATAAGAAAACTGGATGCGATCCTTTCTGAAATGCTGGCGTACTACGAATCAATACCTGCGCTTTCCATCGCTATGTCGCAGGGCGGGGATTTTCTTGGTGACAATGGCGGCCATGCTTCGTGGGTGAAACGCAAGGCAATGAACAGCTTTATCTGTTCGGTTGATCGACCGTTCTCATTCATGGGGCGCATTAACGAGGATGTGAATACGTACACGAATCTCGGTCGCTGTGGTGAATTGTTTATGACGATCGGTGCTGTCCAGTTAGGGCAGAAACAGACGCAGAAAAACAGCGGCGGAATGACCGAGCTGTATCTGGATTCCGGAACCTACGTTAAAAGTTTTTACTCCGTCATGTATGCGCCCTCGTGCGTAAAAATCTCACTGATGGGGGCCAGCCATAAACGCATTCACCATCAGGTCACTTGGAACAACGCTGCAGTAAAAATCCTTCACGAAAAATACAGGAAGAAGACACCCTGCATATCAATGGGGGTGACAAATGATTCCGTATTCGAAAGTCGAGTCTCTGGCAGCGTGCCGGATGACTGCACAACAAATCGCTGACGTTCTGGATGTTGATCTGAACCGACTGAAAGAAAATCGGGAAGCAATGACAGATTTTTACGCATCCATCCGTAAGGGCAGAGCGAAAGGTGAAGCCGAACTACGGGCGGCATTGTTTAAGCTTGCCAGAAAAGGGGATGCCTTTGCCCTGCGTGAACTACTCAGGGTGGATAAAAATCAGGACTAACTAATGAGCAGACCGGACTGGGGGGCGTTGCAGCAGGAATATATTGCTGAATACACCCGCTCCGGTGTATCTCCGGTGGCATGGTGTGAGGCAAGGGGACTGAATTACGCAACAGCCCGTCGTTACATCAAAAAACCTCCGAAAAATGCGCAGACAGAAATGCGCAAAACTGCGCAACAAAGTGCGCAGAAAAAATCTGCGCAGACTGCGCAAAAGCGGAACGGAAAATCTCAGAAAAAAAAGCCAGTATCCGATGCGTGCCTGAATGAGGGCGACGCGGAGGAATTTTCGTTCTGCCCCGATGAATTCGGCATTTCTGACCAGCAGGCTAAGTTTGCGATGCTTGTTGCTCAGGGGAAAAAGCCGACAGAGGCATACCGACTGGCTGGTTATGAGGGGCAAGGTGCGACAGCTAACAGCAACGCCAGCCGTATGCTTAGAAATGCCAGGGTTTATCGTGCTATCAGCTACTTCCGCAATCAGTATCAGAAACGCTATACCGCAGACCTGGATTTACTGGTGAGTCAGTTGATGGCTATTGTCCAGGCCGACCCCAATCAGTTGGCACAATTTCGCCGTGTTAACTGCCGTTATTGCTGGGGCGAGAATCATCTCTACCAGTGGCGTGATATTGCAGAATTCGATAAGGCAGCGGCACAGGCCTCCAGAGATGGCAAACCCGAGCCGGAATATGGAGGCCTCGGCTTTGTTGATAACGCCATACCCAATCCGGATTGTCCGAAGTGCTGCGGTGAGGGAACGGGACAGCTTTATATGGCTGATACCACTCTGCTTGATGGGGATGCGCGACAATTATATGCAGGGGCAAAGCTCGGGAAATTTGGTGTTGAGATCCTGCTGGAGGATAAGGCTGCCGCCCGGCGCGAACTTATCAAGCTGATAATGGCGACGAAAGGAAGTTCTGCTGGTGGTGCAACTGACAGTCGCAATGATCTGGAGCTTGAAGGACTGAGGCTTCGCAACGAAAAGCTGCGCACTGAGATTGAAAACCTCAAAAAAGGCGTGGGTGGTGAGAATAACGAAATAATTATCCACAACTCTCTGCCGATGCCGGGAGTGGATAATGTCGATTGAAATCTACCTCCCAAAACCTCATGAGGGGCAAATAGCTGCATGGACGGCGGCAATAGAGGAACGCTTCCACGCGGTATGCTGTGGTCGTCGCTGGGGTAAAACGGTGATGCTGGTAAACATCGCTACCAGTTTCGCTACGCGGAAATTTGCCGTTCCTACCACCGGGCAACTTATCGCGGGTAGGGTGGGGATTTTTACCGCACAATACCGCCAGTACCAGGAAATCTGGGATGAAATTAGCGCCGTTCTGCAACCGCTGATCCTCAGCCAGTCAAAAAATGAAAAGCGCATTATTCTCCGTAATGGGGGGCGCATCGACTTTTGGGTAACGGACAATAACAAACTGGCCGGGCGTGGGCGTAAATATCACGCTGTGCTGATTGATGAGGCAGCATTCACTAAATCGCCGGAAATGCTCGAGGAAATCTGGCCCCGAGCTATACGCCCGACGCTTGTCGATTACCGCGGCTGTGCGTGGGTATTTTCCACACCAAACGGTATCGACGAGAGCAATTTTTTCTACGCGATATGCCACGATGAATCCCTGGGATTTGTCATGCACCATGCGCCAACTTCATCGAATCCGTATATTCCGAAAGAAGAACTGGAGGAAACGGAGAAGAAATCCGATCCGCGCGTCTGGCAGCAGGAATATCTTGCCGAGTTCGTGGACTGGTCCAAAGACGCGTTACTCGATGTCGATAAGCTGCTGGTGGACGGTCAGCCGATTGAGATGCCGCCGTACTGCGACATGATTTTCGCAGTGATGGATACGGCGCTGAAAGGCGGGACCGAAAATGATGGTACTGGCGTGTTGTATTTCGCTTATGAGTCAACGTATTCGGAAGAGCCAAAACTGACGATTATTGACTGGGATGTTACGCAAATTAAAGCGTCATTGCTTCCTGAATATATCCCCGGCGTTTATGACAACCTTGAGCGCCTCGCGAAATTATGCCGTCCGCGTCTGGGCAGCCAGGGAATTTTTATGGAAGACGCCGCGATGGGGGCAATCCTCAACCAGAAGGCGGAAACCGAAGGCTGGGATATGACGCCGATTAAATCGGCACTAACCAGCAAGGGCAAAGACGAACGGGCGGTGATGGCATCCAGCTACCACTATCAGGGGATGTGCAAAATCGTCCGGGAGGCTTACGACAAGACCGTTTCATTCAAGCGCACCACCGCAAACCACCTCATAAAACAAATCGCCGGATTCCACCTGGCGGATAAAGACGCGCATAAACGTGCTGATGACCTTTTCGATTGTTACACCTATGGATTGATCATCGCGCACGGTAATTACGCGGAGTTGTAAAAATCAGGATATTTTTGATGGCAGAGATCGAGATTACTGGCGGCCTCGGTTCAGCACTGATGCATATTCTTGAGGCTGAAGAAATTCAGCCGGGAACCGACATTGGCTATGAATTGTGTAAGCAGCTGTGGCAATTCCATCCTCTGGGCGGAAAACTTGTCGAAAAACCCATACTTATGGCGATGTGTAAGCCGCGTCAGTACAACGTGGAGACAGACCCTGACGAGCGGGTTGTGCGGCGTTTCCAGGAGGTATGGGAACGTATGAAGGTTAACGAGAAGATTAAAAATCTGTTTTTTCTGTCTCGTTGCTACGGTGCCGCAGCGATCGGCGTGGGCACCGACAGTGTTCCATGTCGTGAGCCGCTTCCGACATTCGGACTGACAGAAGATGATGTGTATATCAACGCGTGGGACCCGTTGAACGCTTCTGGTTCGATGGTGACTGACCAGAACCCAAACAGCCCGTTTTTCCAGGAAGCCAATAAAAAGCTGAAGATTGGCGGAAAAGACTGGCATCCGTCACGCACACTGAAAATTTTCAATGGCACACCGATTTATCTGGAGTTTCAGAGTTCATCGTTCGGATTCACCGGGCGAAGCGTGTTTCAGCGCGTTCTTTATTCCCTGAAATCCTATATCAATACGATGGAGGCGAATGATCTCGTCAGCCAGAAGGCAGGCGTGCTGGTGGCTAAAGTTGTGCAGTATGGTTCGAAACTTGACGGGATCATGGCTGCCGCCACGGGACGAAAAAGGGAAAATGTCAAAGAGGCAAAAAATAAAGGTGTGCTTAGTATCGGGAAGGATGAGGACGTTACCTCGCTGAATTTACAAAACATCGATGGCGCGCTAAATGCCGCCCGCGACAACATTATTTCCGATATTGCATCAGGTAGCGATGTTCCCGCGATTCTCATCAAGGAGGAGGCTTTCTCGAATGGTTTCGGTGAAGGAACCGAGGACTCGAAAGCCATCAGCCAGTATATCGATGGTGTACGCCAGCAGATTGAACCTGTGATGGATTATTTCGAACGCCTGGTGCAGTACATCGCCTGGAACGAGGAATTTTATCAGTCGCTGAAAAATGATTACCCGGACATCATAACCGAGGACTATAAAACCACGTTTTACCAGTGGCGGCGCGAGTTTACCGCGACGTGGCAGGAGCTGGTGGAGGAGTCGCCGGACAAACGCCGGGAAAGCGACAGTAAAGTGATTCAACAGGCGATAGCACTTTTCTCTGCCGTGTCGCTACAGGTTGATCCTGAAAACCGTGCCGCCGTCACTGAATGGCTGGCAAGCCTTGTTAATGCCACGCAGACCTATGGCGAAGCTCCACTCATCATTGATGTGGACGCCCTGGCGAATTATGAACCACCGAAGCAGGAGACGCCTGATGGCAATTTCCAGCCGGGCGGGGAGGAAGAAGAAACGGATCAGGACGCTGTATGAGGTTCTGACGGATGCCGTTAACTACTACGTAAATCACGGGTGGGATAGCGAAAAATCATTGCTCGAATGGTGCCGGAAACTCCGTGTAGCCGCTCAGCGAGAAACCCCTGATGATACCGTAGCCAGAAAACATCTCACCGCTATCTACAGCCGTCTTGTCATCGACGGCGGGGCATTACGGGATCAGCCTCCTGACGGCCCTAAAAAAATCACTGTTGAAAAACTGAAACCTGAGTTTCGCAAGGAACTCGACAGGCGAATTTTCGCCAGTGCCAACCTGATAAAACTCAACCGCGAACAGGCTATCGAGAAAACCATACAGCGTTTTCAGGGATGGGTTACGTCCATTCCGCCTGACGGGGTGAGCGAAATTGATCGCCGGGAAGTGAAGTCCGGTTTTCAGAAGTCCGTGAAGGATATGGATTTTATCAGTCGCCGGGTGGCAATTGACCAGGGACATAAGCTGGCGAGCAACGTTAAGTATCTGCTGGCTGTTCAGAGTGGTGCGATTGCTCTGCGCTGGCATTCTAACTGGCGGCGTCCGGGCTACAAATACCGACAGGACCACAAAGAGCGCGACGAGAAAATTTATCTCCTCCGCGATTCGTGGGCGCTGGAGCAGGGGCTTATTAAGCCCGTATATGGTTTTTATGACGAAATCACTGCTGCCGGGGAGGAGGTTTATTGCAGTTGCGATGCTCTGCCGATCTACGCCCCTCAGAAACTACCCGACGAATTTTTAACGGAGAAGGGCAAACGTGAGTTTAACCGAGCTTGAAGTGGCAGAACGCATCAGGGACGGAACCGTACCGTCTCCGGTGAAATTCTCCAACATGTGGTTGGTGAATTTGCGCATAACCGGAACCGGGCTTGCCTATCGCGCCGGGCTGAAAGAGCACGTCTGGCGTGATCCAAAGCTCTATCTGAACGAGGAGTTTTTAAGGCGATGCAATGGCCTTCCGGTTATCACAAACCATCCTGACGACGCAGTTCTGACGGAGGAGGATTTTAAATCGCGGATCGTCGGTAGCGTCATGCTGCCGTATATCCGGGGTGATGAGGTATGGGCGGTGTGCCGCGTTTACCTCCAGAGCATTGTTGAAGAAATCACTGAGGGGGATGTTTCGACAAGTCCGTCGGTGGTGTTCAACAGCACATCAGGAAATGTGGAAGTACAGGAAGGTGACACCAATTTTTTAATCGAGGGCGTTCCTTTCCTGGTTGATCATATCGCCCTGGTGACGAAAGCCCACGGCTCGCTGGGTGTGTGGGATAAAGACCGGATCCCCGCAGGGGTTGAAGTGACAAACACAGGTGAAATCGAGATGGAAAAAGAAGAACTCCAGGCCCTGTTACAGGGGGTTGTGAGCGATGCCCTGCAAGGCATTAATCAGAAAATCGATGGTGTCGTTACGCGCATGGACTCACTGGAGCAGCGGGACAAAGCGCGGGCGGATGCCGAAGAACAGGCGAAAAAAGAGGCCGAAGAAAAGGCCAAAGCCGATGAAGCCGCAGAGGAACAACGTAAAGCTGATGAAGCTGCGGCAAAGGAGGCGGAAGAAAAAGCCAAAGCTGACGAGGCGGCAGCTAAAGACGCTGAGGAGAAAGCAAAGGCTGATTCCGAAGCGGAAGAACAGCGTAAGGCTGCCGAGGAGGCAGAAAAAGAACGCAATGACTCAGCCCTGGCAGAAGCACAGGCAAAAGCCGACTCCGCATTCAGTGCCTGCGGTAAAAACGCGCCAGCACCGTTTTCTGGTGAAAATGCGCTGGACTACCGCAAGCGTGCGCTAATCGCTATGCAGAAACACTCTCCGGCACATAAGGACGTCAATATTCGCGCGATTGCGGATTCTGCAACGCTGGCTGTGCTTGAGGACGCAATTTTCAGTGCCGCCCGTCAGTCCATCGAAAAAGAAATGATGAGTACGCAGGGGCAACTTCATAAACGTATCCGCAACGATGAAGCCGGACGTCGCATTACTGAATATCAGGGCGATCCGAACGTCTGGCTGAGTGCTTTCAAAATTCCGGGGCGTCGTCTGGCAAAAATTAACACTCAAGGGAGCCTGAACAATGGCTGATATTAACTTTCATCCGTTTAAAAATCGTGGAGCATTTGGTGGCCTTTTTAACGTCGAATCCCGTGGGCTGATGCAGGGGGATGCGCAGGATGATCCGGCAATTCGTCTGCAACTTTGCTCCGGTCGACTGGACAGCAAAATCACTGAACCGGTATGGGGTGGCGTTGGAGTTATGGAGTGCATTGCTCCCGCGAAAGACAGCGTTAACGGCGCGGTAATTAAACAAGCCACGAAGGACGCCTGTAACGCCTTTACTGTCTTTAATCAGGCATTTCATGGCATTACCACGCCGGATAATCCGGTGCCGTTATATCTCGCGGGTGGCTTTGTTCACTATTACCGCGTTGGCTCAGGTTCCCGCATTCCTCTCCCTGTCAGTGCAGAAGTTGTTGCGCTGGCTGATGGAAATAACACCGTTGCTGCCAGTGGTTTTGTGTGGGATCTGACGAAAAACATGGTTGATGTTTATTCGGGATCACCCGGCGCTAATCCGAAAGTGGATATTAAGCTGCTGATGGTTTCAGTTGACGGAAACCTGACGGTGAAAAAAGAGGATGGCGGTAACGTTGTCTGGGAAATCGGCAAACCGTGCGGCCTGTTTTTAATTTAAGGGGATATTAATTAATGAGCGCATTTACTCCTGCGACTACTATTGTGTCGCCGTCAATGGTGCTGCCGGAAATGATCGTGCAACAGAGCATGGCTTCCGGGGCGTTTGAAGTCCTGGCTGGTGGTGCTCCAGCGGTAAAAATCAGTTCCAGTGATTTGATGGTCTATCAGAAATATCTGCGCATGACCTCGCAGGCGCAGGTCAGCCAGTCTCTGCCGGGTCAGTTACCGTCTTCCAGTATCTCTGGCGGCTATGACGGAATGATGACTTACCGAATTTCTTCCCGCTCGCAATACAGCTATCTCGATACTGATGCAGCAGATCGCTGGGGCTATTCTCTGATTGAAGGCCTGCGCCTGGCTAACCGTCAGGGACACGCTCAAATGTTGCGTAATATGCTGCTGTATGGCGTGAATGCAGCTAATAACGAGGGGATCACCAACTCCCCGAACGCAGTGACGCTGAATCTGGGCAACGACAGCAAAGGGAATGATTCATATACCACCTGGGATTCCGGTGAGATGGCTAAATTTATGCTTGGCCTGATTGCTGACCAGAAAACCCGCATGTTGCTGCTGGGACAGCCATTAACGACTGTTATTCTGAGCCCACAGCGATTCATGAAGGCGCTGGAGTGGACAGGAATTGTTGAGCTGACCAGTTACCAGCGTCCTGGTGGTGGTACCGGAACGGTGGGAACGATGGTTAAAGACGTCGCCGATAAGGCGACAGGCGACGACATCATTTTCTGCCAGGATGACACGCTGATCGGTAAAGGCGCTGGTGGTAATGACCTGATCATCGTTACGAACCCGACGATTGAGGTTCCGGAAGCGCGTCACACCATTAACACCAATATTTTCTCCACGCTGGTACCTAACCAGCAGGCCGTCAACGTGATGTTCTGTGATATGGCAGCGCCGACGGAAATTCCGTCCCCTATGCCGGATGGCGGCCTGACCACGTTGTATACGATGCGCGCGACGCCGGGCTGGAACTTCCGCCCTGAGGGGATCACCCTATTGTCTGCCAAATACGCATAAACGTTCAATCTGATAATGCGGGGAGCTAAATGCTCCCCTTTTTTGTGGGAAAAATTTATGAAGCTCTACATCGCTAACTGCTCACGTCAGCCGCACACGTTCAACTACAAACTCCCCGAAAAAACGCAGTCGTTCGGTGTGACAATTCCGTCCGGACGTCAGCATATGATCGAAAATCAGTCCGATATTATCGACCACATCATCCGACAGCATGAGCCTTACGGATTCCAGCGTTGTGACAAGGTGGACAAGAATTTTTCCGGTATCTGCTATTCCATCGATAAACCTGTGAGCGTCGGTCGCATTGAGGATTGCGCGGAGCAGAAAACGGAAAATCTGGAATCCCTGTCAGAAGAAATTCTCGCAGCCAGCGCCGTATCGCTGAATAACGCAGTGGATCAGGCAGTGATTCAGAGTGGCGAAAAACCTCAACCGGGTGGTATTGAAATGGAAATCACCGGGGAAGCGATTAACACTGAACAGGAAAATCCGCCCAGCACAAAGCGAAATATTAAGGTTAAAAAATAATGACCTTGCGTCCGTCACTGGAGGGATTTATTCGCTTTGTTCGTGACGACATGAAAGTACCGGTTCATGCTATTGCTGACGATGATCCGACGCTGGAATGTTGCTTTCAGTCTGCGATGGAGCTAATCCCTCATGATCAGGGGCTGGAGCGTTTACCCATCATCTATGTGCGAACGGTTTATAACGCTGCCGCCTCATTTCTCCTGAATTTCGCTCCCGGCTCGTGGTTTGCCGACCTGAGAAAAAAACTCAACCTTGGGAAACTGGCTACCGGGCTTGTCAGCGCGGCAGCAGACCAGGGGACATCTGGTTCGATCACCATCAGCGACGCGCTGAGTAATCTGTCTTTGCTGGATTTGCAGATGTTACAGGATCCGTATGGACGACAGGTTGTTGCGGTGCTGATGCAGATGGGCACGGTATGGGGTTACACGCCATGAAACTTTGTTTTGGGGTTATCGACCAGCCGTATGACTACGGCGACGAACTGGGAAAAACCACGTTTGACGTGGCCTGTGACCTCGAGGAGCGATACGAAATTTTTACGCACTTCTGGGAATTGCATAAGGACGAGATTATCCAGGAGGCAGGTACTGAACTGGCGTACCAGTTGGTCAATCACTTCAAGTATAAGGCTCCGCTACCTGGCGAGCATTTTCTGGAAGGGACCGGGAAGATTTTCCATATATTTCTTGAAACCGAAGAAATGGCCGGAATGACGATCAACGGAAATCAGGTCCCAACCCAGGCTGCGTTACAGGGTGTTAACTCAAGGCTTAAGGACAAATATACCGGGGAGCGGCGCCCGTCATTCATAGATGGCGGCCTGTTTAAGGGCAGCTTTATAGCGTGGATAGATAACAATGCCGAGTCTTGAAGAATTAGCCGAACAGCACAGTTCGCAGCTCTCGTCCGTTCTTAAATCAGCAGTTGAAACCATCTCGTCAGACCAGGAAATCACGTTCAGGCTCTATGTCCGGCAGGTTCTGCCGCTGGATGGCTTTGTCTATTGGGTTAATGCGGAAATCATCAGTTGCGATGAACTGTGTCGTCTGAATATTGAGTCACCAACTCGTCTGAAAATCAAAGGCAGCCTGCATCGTCAGGTTATTGCGATTCAGGACGAGTCTGTCTCGAAGGATGTGAACAACATTATTTTCACGCCTGTTCAGCAGGTTGATGATTTTAATGTGGAAAATCCCGATGCGATCTATCTCGGTGAGTACGGCGGCGTCCAGTTCGCTTTTTCTCGAATGGAGAGCCGCTATCAGCAGTCGGGTATTTTTCATTATCGCGGCATGGCGATTTTGCCAACCATGCGTTCCCAGATTATCGACTGCGAGGAGGATATCAGCGACGAGCAGATCATATCCAACAGCATCCCGATCTGGCTGCAAATGAAAGATGCCGCGACCGTGTATCCGTCTTACTTGGTACCGCAGAACCTTCGCCCTCCGTATATCGCGGTGGATGTTCGCAACAGTATTCCGTTGCAGGTGGCTCCCGTTGTTTTCGGTGGTGAGCGATTCCAGCTCGTCCAGGATTCGGTTCGCCTGACGCTTTACGGATTCAGCAATAAAATGGCGCTGGATCTTGTCGACTCGGTGGTGAACAGGGCGCTGGAGGAGGAAAAGTTTGGTGTAACCAATATTCCGGTGGTTCAGGACGCAAAGTCGGGACAGGTTGAAATCAACGCTCTGGCGAAGAAAAAGATTGTCGATTTTGACGTGAATTACTACCAGAGCACCGCCCGGGAAATATCCCGGCAGTTGATTGAAAAAGTCATTTGTAAATATGAGGTTAAATAATGGGGTTTAATATCGTCACGGTGAATGTGTCCCAGACCATCGGGGCCATTCCCTCGAATTCGCAGCAGATGTCCGCTGTTCTCTCGTTTGGCTCCACGACTCATGAGCCGGGAAAGCCTGTATTACTCACCCGTAATCAGGATATTAACGATCTGGTAAGAAATCCGATTGCTGCGTTGTCGGCGGCTGCTGCAGGAAAATCTGCGGCAAACGTCACCGTTACGATGACGCTTCCGGAAGGGAGCAACATCCGACGCGAAAACAGTTCTGAGGTGAAAATTGTTGTTTCCGGGTGTTCGCCCGACGCGTGGAATGGCGAATATACTGCTACCGTCACGGATGAAAAAACACTGACTTGGACGATTGCTGATTCTCAGCTTTCCGGTTCGCCAGTGACACTGGGGCAGTTTTCCATTGTTGGCAGTGAAAATCTGGTGACGGCAGTAAACACGTTTTTTGCCCAGGGAAATTCAGTTGGGATTTACCTGCTGGAGCTGGGAGTACAGAAAGGTGGAGTCAGTAAGGAAATCGCTGCACTGAAAGCTTATATGGAAGATCCGCTCCTGCGTTTTTATGCGTATCTGGTGCCGCAGCCGTGGGATGGTGACGCAGAGTTTATCAGTCTGGCAAAACTCCACACCGCCAACGAAGCGATGCAGTATTTCTTCGTGCTGACGAAAACGCCGGACGACACGAATTACGTTTCGCCTTATGCCGGTATTAAGTCGGTTATTGCAACGGCGGATGATACGTACCCGGCGACAAACGCGGCAGCAGCCGTAATGTGGAACTATGTTTCCGCATCACCTTCAGAAATCAACAAGGTGCCGCCGATGGCATTTCGCTATCTACAGGCGGTAAACGCCCACACGGGCAAAAATTCAATTCTGGTCACGATGACGAAGCAGAATATTAACTACGTCGACACGGGGGCTGAGGGGGGAATTTCCAACACGATTCTGGTGAAAGGCGTTACCAGTGACGGTAACGATATGACGTACTGGTATTCCGTGGACTGGGTGCAGATTAATGTCGATATGCAGCTCGCCAACACGGTGATCAACGGCAGCAATAACTCAATTAACCCGCTTTACTACAACCAGGACGGGATCGACCGTCTACAGCAGGTCGCACAGGCGGTGTTCAATACGGGCGTATCTTACGGCCTGGTCAACGGTCAGCCTGTCGTCGATGCAGTGCCTTTCCGCCAGTATATCAACACTAATCCCAATGATTACGGTATCGGGCGTTATGCAGGCCTTTCGGCCTCCTATACGCCGATGCGCGGATTTGTCGAAATCATTTTTAACATCAATGTGACAATGCAGCTTTCGTGAGGGACTGAACCGTGCCTAATCCAATGATCCCCGTTGGCACCCTTAACCGGGTTCGCGCCAGCGTTAAATTCACCTCCCATTCTGAACTGAATGTGTCCGCCTCATTTCTGGCAAAAGAAGGCGTCGAATTGTCCTTTCAGGGCAATATCACGGAGTTTTTACCCGCTATGACGGGAGCCGTGCAGTCGCCGCAGCCATACATGATTTTACAGGCGCGTGTTCATCTGCTGCGTAGCCAGGCGCTGGGAAAACAATTCAAGGCGCAATGGGAAAAGAATGCCACGATCGGCGACGCAAAAGTGTATAGCGACAGCACGGTGTTCGGTGACTTCGATATCTATAACACGGCGATCACCAACGTGCAGGATATGACCTTCGCCGGGGGCGAGCCGGGTGTGGCCATCACCATTACTGGTACGTATTACATCAACTCTGAAATGTGGGATCTGGTATGAAAATCGCGCGAAATTTAAACCTGATTATTCCTGTCCGGACAGAAAAGGGTAATGGCTGGATCCATGCCACGCCGATCAGCAAAGAGGTGTTTAAAGAGCATTTCTTCATTCTGAGTAAAACTTTTTCTGCCATTTTTTCAGAAGGTCTTGGCGTCGTTGCGGGTCCGCGTATCGCTTTTTTGATGCTGGAGCGGATCTCGCGTGATTCTAATATCTGGGAAGGTGATAAAGGGGTCCGTAATACACTTGTTAATGAGGTCATTCGCCTGGCAAACCTTGTTTACTCAGTGGAGGGTAAAGGCTACGACACAATCCCTCTCGATATGGCGCTGGAGCGTGAAATCATTGATTTGGATGAAGTGGCGGGTGAGCTCATTTTTTTTACATGCGTCTCGTCGATAAATTCACCGGAGCAGGCGAAGGGGACTATGGATGTGGTCAATGGAGTATGGAGCACTCAATGCTCGTTATTGAATCTTACGGAATGGATCGCTTCATTGCCGACATTGAAATCAGCCGCCAGTTCTGGCGCGACGGCGAACACGTCATCAGCGACATCCTCGACTACTCAGCCGGAGCCGGATTCAGAGACATCTGTGCAGATTCCGGCCTAAATGTAAAAACAGCAGCTCAGTTTCGTGAGCTGCTCAAATTCAAAAATCCCGCAGGAGTATTGTGATGGCTGGTAACCAGATGCCAGTTCTGACGCTGGATGTTAATGAAGAACACCTCAGGCGGCTTGAGGCGATATTTGAAAAGTATCGCAACGGACTGATGATTGGCCCTGCCGGTACGCCGCTTAAAATACCTTCAAATACCGGTCCGGGAGGTGGCTCTTGGCAGACAACCACAGGCGGAGAAGCCAATCAGGCTCCCAGGAAACCATCTTCACCCGCGCCAGTTCTGGCTGCTTCCACTGATGGACGTTTAAGGGATGAAAAATGGCGCTTTGTTGGCAGCGGGAAAACACCTGATTCGCTGGTGAGCAACTATAAAGGTCGCGGCGAAACGATGTTTGATAAGTACCTCAGCGGGCTGGGGAAAAACGCCAAACAGACGCTGAAAACTTACAAGCAGATCAATTCTACGCTACGGACGACCACTTCGAGATTAAACAACCTGTTTAAAACCACCGTATCGTGGGGGACAAAACTTGCGGTTATGGGCGTTACCGGGCCGTTTGGCTTTGGCATGATGGCTCGTAATGTTGTAGAGAAACAGAAAAATGCTGATGAATTGCAGGCAACTCCAGGAGAGTTAAAGGCGGCAGAAAGCACTTATTCGCCTTATTTTTCCGGTGTTGGTAATTTGCTCAATACACTGGCAGCCGCGCAAAATGACACTCAGCATCCTGCTTACAACGGGCTAATTGGATTAGGGATAAATCCTAAAAAAGGGGCAGCAGAAAATCTTCCTGTATTGTTAGAAAGAGTTGCTGCTCTTGCAAAGGAGTATGAGGGAACCGGACTTACTCAGAGCATGCTCAGAGGTCGTGGCCTTGGATGGGTAAATTTTGGTATTGCTAACCAGTTAGTCAAATATCAGGACAAAATACCTGAACTCAACAAAGAGTTTTTATCGCGAGCTTCTCAGAATGACTCGTTGCTCACCTCTGGACATACAAGCCAGTATCAGAATCTTACCAGTAACTTAGAAAATAACTGGGATCAACTTACCAGCGGATTTCAGGGGGCAATGTCGGGTAACTCTGTACAGCTAATTAGAATATCTAATGGTGTAAAGAATGCTGGTCTAAATTTCCTTAACGGTGAGAACTTTAAAAGAATTTTGACTGATGTTGAAACAGGTCTGGATAAACTTGGTAAGTATGTAAATGGCCCGGATTTTAATAACGACCTGAATAATTTTGCCGAAAATGTTGCAAAGGTTGTTAAGGCACTTAGCGGGTTTGTTGGTTTTGCGGTTGAACATCCCTGGCTTTTTGGGGCCGCAGTACTTGCTGGACCATCGAGAGTTGGTGCTGTGGCAGCCACAACGACCGGAGTTGCCGCCCGTGTTGTTGGTGGAAGTCTTCTTGGGGCTACAGCCGGAACAGTAGCTGGATTGGCTATTCCTACAAATGACACACCAACCACCAGTGAGGAAATGAAAGGGCTGGAGGGGCGTTTCAACTTTGATTATTTTAACGAAGTGCAGGAGTGGCAAAAAAACAATCCGGGTAAGGTCTGGCCTGGAGGATTGCAGGGATTTTCAAATCAAGTAAACAGATCTGCATATTTATCCAGAGGGATCAGGAATAACAATCCCGGAAATCTTAATTTCGCAGGACAAAAAGGGGCTACCTTGGAATCGGGGCCAAATGCCCGTTTTGCCAGCTTCCCGACGATGCTGGAAGGCATTGCTGCCTTAGATCGGCAGGTAATGCTATACCTGAAACGCGGCAAAAATACGATTGATCAGATTATTGATATTTATGCCCCTTCATCTGATGGAAATAACACATCGTCCTATAAAAGCTATCTCTCTCAGTACACCGGATTAGGTGTTAAGGAGAAAATCGATGGTTCTAATTTTGAGATAATGAGAAAGCTAATTCAGGGCATTATTAACCATGAAAATGGGGACGCCGCTCGTGCAGTAAGTGGCGATGATGTGATGCGGGCGCTGGCAATGAACCGGGGAAACGTATATTCACCAAATAATACTTCTCAGGTAATCAGGCTCGACGTTCAACAAAAACCAGGTTCCGACATACTGGCACAACTCGCCGGAATGCAACAAATACCGGGGTAAACCATGTCACTTAATTACTTTGGACAAGCTTTCAAACTGGCGTTTGAAGTATCGCCCATTCTTTTAGTTGATGGCATAGCGTCGAAAATTCCCGGCGGGGTGATGCCGATTGCTGTTTTGACCGAAGGCCTAAGCATTGTGAACGGTCTGCTGCATGGCGAGATTCGTACACGCTCGATGGCGGCATTTACCCCGATGGCGGGGACAACGTTGGTTCAGCAGGATATTTGCAACCTGAATTTCTATAACCAGGTAACGGCAGCGAATGCGACCGTCAAGAAGCCTAACCGGGTAGTCATGCAGATGATCCGTCCGGCATCAACGGAGGACGGTGGCTACATCACTAAGGGGATGACATTCACGGCGCTGAAAATGGCGCTCGATATGCATAACCAGTATGGCGGTTGTTACACCGTAATGACGCCATCTTTCATCTACACGCGCTGTCTGATGCGGTCGTTTATCGATACATCCGGTTTCTCTGAGCAGAACAAGCAGGTTCAGCACACCTGGCAGATTGAGTTTGAGCAACCATTGTCGTCTGTCGAACAAACGGTAAAAACGCTGGCGAGCGTTCTGGATAAATTTGATAAAGGGATGCCGTCAGACGGGGCGCTATCGTGGTCAGGTATTAAGAACCAGGTCGTGCAGGAGTTTGGTTTTGGCTTATGACAACGTTAATTCCTTTCAAACCTGACGGGCGAGGACCATTTCAGTTCACTGCCAGAATCGGAGAATATGAAACATTCGCCCGCGTTCCGTTTAATCTGTATGCAAATCGTTACTACCTGGAACTGAAAGACAGTTCAGGCGACGTGATTGTATACATGCCTTTGATCGCGTCACCTGACAGTTACGACATCAATCTGGCGCTGCCTTGCTCTCCGGGGAAACTTGTTTTTCGCGAAAGTACGAATCAGTTTGAGGTTTCGTAATGCGTTATTACCGACTGGAAATTATTAATCCTAAAACAGGCAAGCCGCCAGTGGATAGCAATGGAAAACCCATTGGACCTTTTGATACCAATGAAACACCAGGATGTGGGTTGCATGTTGAATTTGACTTTGAAGTAACCGGCCTGGATGTAGTCTGTTCGGGTACGATGCTGACGATCTATGGATTACCAATTGACATGCTGAAGCAAAGCGTAAGTTTGCAGGGTTGTCTGGTACGTATGAAAGCAGGCTTTGTTCAGGGGTTACCACTGGCAAATAAGGATCAACAGGGGGAGGTAATCTATGGTGAAATTTATCTGGCCTATGCCAACTGGATCGGCACGAACCAGACTTTAAACCTGGTAATAAATCCAAGCATACGCAAAACCGATGACGGTAAACCTTTTTCAATTGAGGGGCAGGGGGAAGCAGGGGAAAGGGTGGGCGATGTTTTAGTCCGCGCTTTGCAAAAAGCATATCCCAATAAACTTATTGATTGCACAGTCAGCGACAACCTGGTTTTGCCAGAGCCGTGGACGGGCAAATATACGGAGATTGGTTCGCTGGCTATGGTCGTAAAAAACGCCTCTATTGCGATGATGCGTAATGAAAGGTATAGCGGAATCGCCATCAGTATTCTTTCCGACAGAATACGAATCTACGATAACGCATCGGCAAAGTGGGGTGAGCCAAAAACAATTCATGCCCATGAACTGGTCGGGCAGCCGACATGGATAGCGCCGTTTACCGTCAGTTTCAAATGCCCTATGAGAGGCGATATCAGATGTGGTGATGTGGTTAAACTGCCGGAGGGGCTATATTCTGGCGCTGCGTCGATTGTGATGGCTAATACAACGGTACCCAGCGTTATCGCAAAAAATTCGACCACGTTCACCGGGAAATTTCTTGTGAAATCAGTCAGACACATTGGTTCGTATCTGACAGCCGATGGCGATGCCTGGGTGACGGTATTTGAGGCATATGCTGAGAACTGGGCGAGGGTGTAATGTCAAACGCTCAAAAATTACCGTTTCTCCGAACACTGTCGGAGATGATGACCAGTTCTGGTAACCAGCAAGCCGAGCTTAAAGGCCGCGAATTGCCCTGCCATGTTGTCGATATCTGCGGGCAAATAGTGACAGTTCAGTTTGATATGCTGCCGGAGGGGATCAACTTCCCGCAGATAACAATCCCTGTCGCCACATTCCCGTATATCCGTTACCCGATACAGCCGGGCGATCGAGGAGTAACAATTGCCGCTGATGTATCACTGCGCGGTGTGTCCGGATTGGGAACCGGTATGGCAACGCTTTCTTACTCGATGTCGCTCACTCCCCTGTTTTTCGTGCCATTGGCAAACAAGGAGTGGTCCGACGAAGATCCGCAAAAAATCGTTTTGTACGGTCCGGATGGCGCGATCCTCAAAACAGAGGACGGCAGTAGCTCGGTAATGGTGGCTCTGGAAGAAATCAGGCAAAAGTCGAAAGCTGTTTACCTCGAGGCCGAAGATATTTTCCTGAACGGGAAAATTCACCTCAATGGACCGATCGTCCAGGACAAAGCCCAGATGAAGGATACAACCGCTTCGCTGATTGGTCCTCTTAATGTCGAGATGGATGCAGTTATCAACGGCGTGAGCGTCAGCGGCCACAGCCACGATGTGACTGGTGTTCAAAGCGGCAGCAGCACGATTACGTCGAAGAAACCAAATCCTGGTTAATACCGGTTCATTTCACTTTAAATTCTGACCATAAAACGAAAACCCCGACTGTTGGCCCAGTCGGGGTTTTCTGTTTCTCACCTTGAATACGCAAGGGATGATTACGTATGTTTGGAGGTCTTCCGTGATTAATTTTAGCGGAGGAGACTGGATTGTGAAAGCCTTAAAATTAGTGGCAAAAAGCAATACCTTACGACGCATGTATTACACCGCTGCACTCGTAGCTTTAGCATTTGCCTTTTCACCAGTACTGACAGAGTTAGTTAAAGTGATGGGGGCACGATGAGAACATGGGGCCGCGTCACCGACGCGAACGGCAACAAAAAATGGGTTGCAGTAGAATCTGACGCCAACGGTGATTTCTCCTACGGCTGGCTGACGACGCTCATTCAGACGTTAAAGCTGGGATTGGGGGAGTCGCCGTTTTACGCGAATTACGGTATTCCTGCACAGCAGTGCATCGTGCAGCAGATTTACCCAGACTACTATGTGAACATGGTTCAGCAACAGTTTGCTGGGTATTTTGCATCACTGGCAATTTCAAAGGTAGATGGAGCAGATAACCCCACCTATAACATCGATGTTGTGTTTTTTAATGGGACCAGTTACCGGACGCAGGTGCCGGTATGAATCACAGTTTTATGATAAAACTTTTACCTTGGTTTGGAGTGCTGTAGAGAGATATTTTAGGGGGGCGAGTAATTTTCTAAGCTGGAGCATATTGACATATATTATTTCGGATTTGCAAAATACATATTGTTACCATGGAGGAGACAAGCATGGAAAATTTTGCAAATAAGTTAAAAATACACACAGAGCATGTTGCAAAAATGGGGGTGTTTTGTACAACTGAAGAAACGACAAAACAAGCACTCATTATGCCATTACTAGATATTCTTGGTTTTACTCCGTATGATCCAAGAAAAGTCAAAGCTGAGTATAGTGCTGACTTCCCCGGGGTTAAGGCTAATGAACGGGTTGATTACGCTTTATTTTGTCATGATGTTCCTGTGATGTTCATTGAGGCGAAATCGTTTTCAGAACAAATTGATAATCACTGCCCACAGCTATCAAGATATTTTAATTCAACACCGGAAGTTACTATATCAGCCATTACAAATGGTGTTGAATGGCGTTTTTTTACGGATTTGAAACAAAAAAACATAATGGATTCAACGCCGTTTTTAAAAATAAGAATGGATTCTCTAACTCACTCCGATATTACACAATTATTTCGTTTTCGTTATGATAAATTCAAACCAGAGGCTTTACGGACACTGGCTGAAGAAAGTGTTTATTTGAATTCATTTACTAAAACAATCAGTTCTAGTCTTCGTGAAGTTGATCTGGAGTTTGTTCGATATGTTGCTAGTCGTTCAAATATTGAGAGACAACTTAATCAGAGATTTCTTGAGTTCGTGACTCCATTAGTTAAACAGGCCGTTGAGCGCGCTGTTAGCGCAATGGTGGTTTCCGGGCTATCTACACAACCGGTAGAGCAAACTAAAGAAAATGATGCAACGGATACACAAGTTAATAACGCCATTGTTGATGAAGAAAACCCCAACATAATAACCACAGCCAAAGAATTGGAGCTATTTGAAAGGGTAAAACAAATCATACAAACAGAAGATAATATAGAATATAAAGATACTGAGTCATATTTTGGTGTGCTATTGAATGGTAAAACTAATAGATGGCTGTTAAGATTTTATGATAAAAAATCTTCATTTATAACTTTACCTATTTCGCTTAGTGAAGTTCAGTTGAATGAAATAAGACGAGCTCGACTTGATACGGATGGTAAAAGGATACATATAACTAATCCGGAAGATATACTTCGCATATCTGGTTTGATTCTGGATTCATACGAGTATGTTAAAAATGATGATAATTTCCGCCGAGGGTCCAGAGTGAGCAGTTTAGAAGAGGTTGAATAAGTAAAAAACCCGCGAAAGCGGGTTTTTTAATGGAGTAAATATGTCAGAAATACCAATTACTATGACCAGTGCGGGGGCGCAGCCTACGCCACCCAATGATTTGCTTGCAAATCTTATCATCAGAGTTGCTGAAAAAGTACCTGGATATACAGCCAACCTTCCGGCGGGGCTTATTACTGACCTTGCCAGCACGGCAGTCGGGGCGCTGGCATTAATAGACCAGGCGCGGGTGGACCTTATTAACTCCGTAAGCCCATACGGCGCAAATATTCCGTTACTGATGCAACTCGGAAACATTTATGGAGCACAGAAGGGATTAAGTACAAATACGGCGGTATACGTGGTATTTGAGGCGTTGCCGGGGTTTGGTATCCCTAAAGGATTTGTTGTCGGTGATGGCAACTACCAGTATGCAGTTTCCCGCGATACGGTGGTGCCGGAAAGTGGGCAGACTGAACCAGTCTACTGTGTGGCCACAACGTCAGGCTCATGGGCTGTACCGGAAGGGACTGTGACGCAGGTTATTACCTCAGTACCAAAAGACCAGCCTGTAAAATGCACGAACCTTACCGCAGGGATGCCAGGTCAGGAGGCGCAGACGTGGGCATCTTACCGCGCCGAAGTCATGGAGTCCGGTATGTTTGGTGTGCAGGGAACACCGGATTGCTATAAAGCGATGCTCAAATCAGTAAGCGGTGTGCGAGAAAACCTGATTTCTTTCCGGCAGTCGTCGCTGGGGAAATGGGTTGCGGTTGTTGGTGGCGGTGATCCGTATGATGTGGCTTATGCGATTTACAAATCTGTACCGGATATTTCGAAACTGACCAACGATGTAAGCAATCCATCCGGTGCGGCAGTGGAAAAACGCACGGTTTCAATAACCGTTTCGCCGGACGTTTATCAGGTGCCGTTCGTTATCCCGTCATCACAAAACGTCATGGTGCTAATCACCTGGAACACGGTGTCTGATGATTATGTTGATCCGGCGGGTATTGCTATGGCTGTGCAGCAAAACGTTGCTGATTACATCAATTCAATTGAAGTCGGACACCCGATAAATCTTCTGCGTATCCAGGATATTTTTACCAGTTCTGTCAGGTTGCTGGTTGATGCGACGTTGATCTCAACAATCAGTGTGAGCATTGGCATTAATGGTCATATTGTTCTTCCGGCAAAAGACACAAGCCTGGTTTATGGCGATACCTATTCCTATTTTTCGACAGTGGCATCACAGGTTCAAGTTAACAAGTATGCAATATCTGACTGAAAAAATTCTCCCTGCTTATCCGTTTGTGCAGTACAGAGATGATCCGAATGTTGTTGCGTTCTTTGATGCATACAATGAAATTGCTCAGGAATACCTCGATTCACTCAACAATCTGGCATTGCCATGCTGGACATCGGAATCAATAACCGGGCAATTGCTGGACTGGATTGCTCTCGGGATTTATGGCGTTGAAAGGCCTTTACTACAGGTTTCCGAGGAGGCTATTGCACGCGGCGCATACGATACCATTGAATACAATACAATCCCTTATGCGGCAATGCGGAATTATGTTCCGGGGCAGGCATCGTATGTTCCGGATGATTATTTCAAGCGAATATTAACTTGGAATTTTTATAAGGCTGACGGTTCGCATTTCTGCATTGACTGGTTAAAGCGCCGTGTGGCACGGTTCATTCATGGGAAAAACGGAATAGACCCGCCGTTGCAGCACACTTTTGATGTGAGCGTGACTGTGTCGGACAGTGTTTTTTCTATTCATATACCAGAATATGGTGATGGTATAGGCTATTTTCTGAAAGATGCCATTGACCAGAAATATGTAAAACTCCCTTTTATTTATTCTTATGCAACAACGGTGATTCAAAAATGATTCTTGGGTTCGGCAATAACGTTGTTTCAGCACTGGCTGGTGATATCACCACGATTCAGACTGATATTCCGGTAATGCCCGGTACAGGGGCTAAATTTGCAAAATTGCTTTCTGCCGATTTTGAAAATAAATCGAACGGGCAACGCGTCTATGCAAAAATTACGCTTACCGATAATAAAGAGTCTGCATTTGAGATTTGTCACTTGGTATCGGTAAGCGGTGATGTGTTGAAAGTCATTCGTGGGCAGGAAGGAACAACCGCGAAAGGTTGGTCCCTTAATGATGTTGTGGCTAACTTTGCCACGCGTGGTTCGGAAAACTATTTCGTACAGATAGCGCAGCTTCAGAGCGGTCATTATATTGCGGGTGTTACTGGTGGCACTGCAAACGCACTGACGCTGGAACTTCCCTCGACGTTTTTTGTTAATGGAGGTACAGATTGGACGCTACGAACCCCGATTATAGTTTTCCCCGTTCAGAACAATACCAACGCGGCGACACTTCAACTAACACTAGGCGGAAAGGTTCTTGGTACGTTCCCACTTTATAAGGGGAACAAGTCCGAGCTGGTAGCGAATGATATCATTAAGGGTATTCCTTTGATTTGCCTTCTTGATAGCGAGAAAAGCTATTTCAGTGTGATAAACCCCGGCAATATCTATTCAGATTTTGATCTGCGATATGTAAAAAAATCTGGTGATTTGATGACCGGGGAGCTGAAAATACGTGGTGTTAATGCATTGAGGATTTTTAACGAGGCTTTTGGCCTTATTTTTCGCCGTTCTGAAGAGTGCCTGCACCTTATCCCTACTAGTGAAGGTCAGGGCGAGAATGGAGATATTGGTCCCCTGCGTCCGCTCACCATTAATTTGCGGACAGGAGAGATATCCATGTCGCATAAAGTGTCTGTTGGCGGTGGTTCTCAGGTCAATGGTGCACTGGGTATCGGCGTTCAGAACGCGCTGGGCGGAAACTCAATTGCTTTCGGGGATAACGATACAGGTATAAAACAAAACGGCGACGGCATTCTGGATGTTTATGCGAATGGACAGCATGTATTTCGTTTCCAGAATGGTGTGGCGATAGCGTTAAAAAATATTCAGGCCGGAAATGCTAAAAAATTCACGTTATCCAGCGCCAACAACTCCACGAAAAACGCAACGTTTAATTTATGGGGTAATTCATCCCGACCTGTAGTTGCAGAGCTTGGTGATGATTCCGGCTGGCATTTTTACAGCCAGAGAAATACCGATGGCAGTATCACATTCGCTGTAAACGGACAGATGACCCCATCAAACTATGGAAATTTCGATGCCCGTTATCAGCAGCGAAATGGCGGCGTGCAGGATGTGCGCTATGGTTCCGAAATGTATTACAAACCTGGCAGCAATGTAATCTCTTGGACATATCACGCTCCTGCGGGACACGGATTGTCAGGGATATCGATATCGGATACTGGTAAAAATTCAGCGGATAACGTCAACGGCGTGTATTACCGACCGCTTCAGAAACTGATTAACGGCACCTGGTATAACGTGGCGAGTGTTTAACAATGTTGCATTTAAAAAATATTACTGCAGGCAATCCGAAAACCGCAGAACAATATCAGATGACAAAACAACATGGTATCACCTGGCTTTTTTCGGAAGATGACCAAAACTGGTATGAAGAGCTGAAAAATTTTGCCAGTGACACCATAAAAATGGTTTACACCGGAGACGGGCGCGTGGTATGGGTCGGTAAGGATGTGACAGGCATTGAACCCCGTAACGCCAGTGTTATTGAAGTTCCTGATATTACCGCTAACCGCCGTATTACCGTGCCTGGTTACTGGTTTTACCGCGACGATAAATTTGTCTTCGACTACAAACTTAAAGCGGAAGATGAGCGCGATGCCCTGTTACAACGGGTCAGCATCATGACCAGCGAATGGGAAAAAGACCTGCTGCTGGGATTAATCAGTGACGACGACAGGGAGAAGCTGAAAGCGTACCGCATTTACGCGAAATCGCTGCAGGCGATGGATTTCAGCACCATCACTGATAAATCCTCATATAACGCCATTGAATGGCCCGTCTCTCTGGAAGCCTCTTCCTGATTTAATTTATCGCGAGAAAAACTATGTCTGTAGTGATATCAGGTGCGCTGATTGATGGCGCAGGCATCCCCATGTACGGATGCCACATAACTCTGAAATCCCGGGTAAACACCTCAGAGGTGTGATGCGCACAGTTGCCGACGTGGTGACAGGAAACTGTGGTGCAGGCGCAGCAGAGCGCGAAACAGCACAGGGACGAGGCGCAATGGATAGTTGATGATCTGAAGGGAAGCAATGCTTCCACGACAAAAAAGGTCTGGCGCAACTCTGTAGTGATACAGACAACGACAGCGAAGTACTGGCAGCCACGCCAAAGGCTGTCAAAACCGTCATGGACGAGACGAAAACAAAAGCGCCACTGGACAGCCCTGCGTTCACCGTCACGCCAGAACTTATCGCCGTGGGAAAGGATGCCAGAAAGCGGGAAATCGAGGTGTGGCGCACAGAACAGGAAGCGCAGCCGTTCACATTCGAATGGAACGGACACACCTGGAATGGCGGCCCCGACTCGCTGGCCCGCCTTTACCCGGTGGTAATGGCTGCAGGGGCTAACTCAGGGCAGTGGGACGTTATGACATGGAGTGATGCTGATAATCAGCAGGTGAAACTGTCGATGACGGAATTGGAGGAGCTGGCTGCAGCTATGGCGCAGGTTGATCGCAATAATGAGATTTATCGTCATCAGCGTGAAATGAAAGAGGAACTGAGCAATCTCCTGGATTTGAAGCAGGTTAGGGAGTTCAGTCCAGAATAAGAAAAAACGTAGTACATCGTATTCAAGAGTATCTATGCTGGCATCGTAGCTGTTTTTAAACAGTAAGTAGCCGTTGAAGGTCACAGGGGAAAAATGCTCTTTGACTTGGCTTCCGGGGACGCACTATTTATCTCTGAACCAGCCCATTAGCGGAAAATGTCACCTGGCTGATGCCTGAGGGGATTGTCGGTGTGGATGATGCGCTCTGTGAGAACGATTAAGGAGTAGGAAAGTTAGCAATGTTCATTTCCAGAGATAAGGTTGAGCAGGTATTGCTGAATGTGAAGCTATCATATAGTTTCATTAGCAATAATATACTTTATATCGTTATTATATGTCAGATAATTCTTTCTATGGGTATCATAGGGGATGATCAATGCCTTGTTGGATTTGTCTTTGTTACCAAACATTAACAATATAAGGTACAACAGTTTTTATCGCTTTTATGAATGAGAAAATGTTCTTATGCATTGATGTATTAAAACTATATGAACAGTGAGCGAAATACCAATAATTGATTGATTAATGTACTATAACAAGTTCTTCGAAATCCATATTGAAAAAATGCTTTGGATTTAATTAAATATCTCTGTAATTTTTATAATGTATGTATAATGGCCGTAATGTTATGTATTTGTTATACCGTTTTTTCAATAAGACTTATCTGAATATTCCATATAAGACAACTCTTGCGCTATTTTTATCAGATGAATAAAATCCTGCCGCTTATTTTTAAAGCGTCATTTAATTGATTTGAATCTTATCTTTTCAATCTATTTAACATACGTCATTTCTATGAAAAAACTATTTGTAGCCTCTGTTATATTTACAGTTTCAGCAAATTCTTATGCATATAATTCTTATAATGCCGGTGATAATAGCCAGGCAACTGATAGTAATGCGACAGCTATTGGTGCATATGCAAATGCTTCAGGTTCTTCTTCTACAACAATTGGCGCTGTTTCAAAAACCGAAGGAGCCTATAATACTGCAATTGGTTCATATTCTTCATCTCAAGGTAACTCATCGTCAGCTATTGGCGCAAATGCAAATGTTGTTGGAAATAACTCGGTAGCCATTGGTTCATTTAGTAAAGTAAACGGTGATTCAGCTATAGCAAATGGTGCGGGTAGTGAGGCAGTCGCTAATTCTACAAGTGTAGGTGCTGCGTCTAAAGCAACCGGGGAAAACAGTGTTGCATTTGGTTCCTCCGCCCAGGCGACTGCAGGAGATACATTAGCTATTGGTGTAGGGGCTACATCTAATGCAGAAAATGCCATCTCACTAGGCTCACAGAGTGTGGCTGAACATAATAATAGTGTAGCCATCGGCGGGGGAAGTACAACTGACAGAGAGTATAGTGTATCTTTTGGGACGGGTAATACTAATCGACAATTGACCCATGTTGCCGCAGGTACTGAGGATACTGATGGTGTTAACGTTAAGCAACTGAAAGATTATACTGGGAATGAGATAGCTAAAAATAATACCGTAATTAATCAAAACATCAATAATGCCAAGAATGAATCACTGGCATATACAGATCAGCAGGTTACCAAAAATAATGCTGTAATAAATCAGAATATTAATAATGCCAAGAATGAATCACTGGCATATACAGATCAGCAGGTTACCAAAAATAATGCTGTGATAAATCAGAATATTAATAATGCCAAGAATGAATCACTGGCATATACAGATCAGCAGGTTACCAAAAATAATGCTGTGATAAATCAGAATATTAATAATGCCAAAAGCGAATCAATGGCATACACTGATCAGGAAGTTACGAAAAATAACGGTGTTATTAATAAAAACATACAATCAGCAAAACAAGAATCATTCGCATATACTGATACAAAATTTAACCAAATTAATGGGAAGATAAATTCAACATTTAAGCAGCTGAATGATAAGATAGAAGCTAATGCTAAAAAAGCTAATGCAGGTATTGCTTCCGTAGCAGCAATGACCAATATCCCGTATGTGAATAACCAGACATTTAGTGCCGGCGTTGGGGTTGGTAACTATAGAAACGGTAATGCAGTAGCTGTTGGTGTTCAATACAAACTTAATGAAAACACCAATATTCGTGCATCGTCTTCATGGAATAATACTGATGGAGCAGTAATCGGAGGGGGTATTGCTGTAGGCTGGTAA